AAGTTGAGGTGCTCTTCAAAGTCGCTCGTTTTGGTAAGGGTATATTCATACCGCCCGATAATTTGCCCGGCTTCGTGGTTGAATGCATCAAGTTTGATCTCCTTGACATAATAAATGCCATCCAAATCCTTTTGCGGCATTTTGACAGCGACGTGCTCGCCTGTGTTCCAGGGTGCCTTGGTAAGCTCAACCATAAGCTGCAATTTATCCTCGAGCCCAATCTTTAAGTAGTTGCGGGCATACTTGATAAGGTGTTCCGACACACCGGCATCGTTATGCTTCTCATATCGCGCCTTGCGCCCAGTTCCGCCCGTATAAGCGGCAATTTTCAGTTGGTCGGCATTGTTATCAAACTGAACCGTTCCTCGCCTTATAGGGTAGTATTTGAAGTCGAGAATGTCGGTCGTTTTTAGCAAGCTTTCATTAATCTCGATGTTTGCGGCATCTTCTTCAAATGCGATGTCATAGTTCCGCCCTTTTGAAACATCGTCTTGCGGGATGATCCTTAATGATCGGATCTTCTTTCCGCTCGAGTCTGTTAGCACCGAGTTATCTTCGTCAAAGCGCCCGATCTTTTCTGGGAGCGCATAACCCTCGTTAGCGATGGAGAGTTCTATTTTTTGATGAATGGCGATGCTTGAAACTACCCGCTCACTTGAAACACGAACAATGTTGCAATCCTTTGCACCCGATTTCTTTCAGGTGATGTCATTTATTACATATTGATCGTGGAAAGCTTTCAGCTTCTCGGGGGTATCAATGATTAAGTCGGTGCCTTTGTTTCCGTCCGGGTTGGCAATTTGACTCTTATCAAAGAAGTTGATCGAGTATGTTTTGTCGGCTTCTAATAAGATTTGCAGGAGTGTGTTTGACTGCCTTTCAATGAACCGCAAGACCGCATAAGCATCGATCTCATCACTGTCCCAAGCTTCAATGAGCCCATCATCACTAAACTGCATCTTGCCTTTTTTAATGAATGGCAAATTAATCTTTTCAATAACACTGTCAACGACAGCTTCATAAGGCTCGTCAATATAAACCTTACCGATAAGCTCGGATTGTGTGAGCCAGTCTTTGCCATCTAAAACTGTGATCCGCACATACTTTGGCTGGAATGGGTTTGCCGTCCCCGTTTGTTCCCTGATGAAGCCGAGAAAAAAAAGATCATTGCCGTAGTAGTGCTCGACACGAGCAAACTTGGGGAAAATGGTGAAACTACGAACCGCTTCGTTCGAACTTAAGTTTTTAGGGATTACATCTTCATAGACGATGGAGCCCTTATTTAATGCTTTCTGGCTTCCAAAGAGACGGTTTGAAAAGTCATATTCAACACCGTTAATCAATAAACGAATGGGCTGTTTGAAATCGACATCTTTGACCCGCATTTAACTGCCTCCGTAGTTAGTTTGGGCGTTGGTGCGCTTGCCATTAACTAGCACATTTGTTCCGGTGGGGCTATTATGAACGATCACTCTCATCTTATCTTTGTCGCCTGGGTTTCCCGGATAAATGTTGCGCGGCACTTTACTAGAGTCCGCGTGAGAACTACTAATCGTAGAAGCGGCATAAATACCAAACCCTGCTTTAACAGCTGCCATACCAACACCGAGCGCAGCCACTGTTTTGGCGACCGCCACTCCTGAGAGCCAACCACCACCTGCAGCTGCAGCTTTTGCGACCGCTAATGATTGAAATAGATATATTGCTTCCGTAAGTTGTGAAAGGAAACCAGCTATTTTAAAAGCCGCAAAAGTTCACGCAAGCATAACCAATATATTATGCATTCCGCCCATCGCATCAATGAAGCTAAGAACTTTATTAGTTAGTGCCGCCATCATCCTGTCATAACGAGTCAGGCTGCTTTTCACATAGAGATCGAGTGCTTTTCGTGTGGCATTAGTGTTCTTTTTAAAGTCCTTTGTAATCTCATTAACTTTTTTAACACCCGCCCCCGTTAGCGCCAAAATGGAACGGATTGCCCGTTGGTTGCCGACCACAGACTGTAGCATTTCGTTCCCCGAGCCCCCGCCTAAGTTCTCACCCATTTCTTTGACTTCATCATCTACTTTTTTTGCGTATTCTCGGAATGCGACTGTGTCCGCCAGCTTTTGAAAAACACCAACGAGACTCTCACCACTTTTGATGGCTTGCGAGAAATACATTCCGTACTCTTTGAATAGTATCTTTCCCGCCTCGGTAGTAGGGTCGGATAACATCCGGAGTGCCTGTGAAAGTGAAGTCATAGCCATCTCCATTTTGAAACCTTGCTGGGTTAGAGCGGCAACGGGAATGAGGGTTTGTTCGAATGAAAGTCCCATTTTCGCTGCAGCTGGTCCAAGTATAGCGATTGAGTTCGCCAGCTTAGTAATCCCCCCTTTTCCAAAGGTGACGGTATTGACAAATGTATCCATCGTTTCTTTGACGTGGTTCATCCGGTCATCAAACTCGTAGAATGTATTAAGGACTGTGGCAATAGCCTCGGTGGATTTCTCGGGGTTAATCATCTCCCCAGCTTCTTTTGCAGCTGCAGACAGGATTGCCCCCGCTTTTGATAATTCCGTGGCTTCTTTGGAGCTAAACTTGGATGAGACAGCCTGGTAGAAACCTTTAAGACTTGTGGATGCGTCAAACCCTAATGCCTCCGATAATTTATATGCTTCTTGCCTAAGTTTTTTTAGATCAACCGTCCCCCTACTTACAACGGATGACTGCCGCAGGGCATCTTCGAAACTCCGCCACTCAGTACGAGCTCGCGATAATATCCCATATCCGATCACACCACCGATCACATTGCTAATGCGCCTTGAGGCGACATTAAGTTTGCCGATTACAGTGCGGGTAAATTGTGTCGAGAAAGTTGTGCCAGCCCGCTTGCCACCTTTTTTTCCGGCATCGGCTAGAGTTTTGGTGACGGGTTTGGCGACCTTTCTCATTCCCATCGGTGTCATCACAGCTGCCTTTTGGAAGTTCTTAGAAAAGTTCTGTCCGGCTGCCGCCCCGACGGTCGTACTAATAACCGCCATTTTTTTGGCGATAATACTACCGGTTGCATTAATTTGCCTGCTTAGTCCTTTATTGCTTAATTTAACTAAATAAACGACACTTCCAACTACATCTGCCATTGACTTCTCCTTTTAATATTTTAACCGATTAAACCTTTGCTTCAATCTTGAGCTCGTTTTGTCTTCGTGCTCCGCTTAAACAAAACCCGATGTTTAAATATAACTTGCTTGCCATCGAGGTGCTTATCGGGGGTCGCTAATAGTGTCTCAAGACGACCAAATGGCGACTCATTACTGAAGTTAGAAATTAGATTTAAAAACTGCTTCATTGTGAGCGACTCTAAGAATTGCTTGTTAAGAATGACTTTATAATCAAAAGAAAAAGAAGACTCGATTAAACCTCACTCGTGAAAAATGAAATTGTAGTTTCCTACTTTTTTTTGGAAACCTCCACAAAGTCAGAGCCGATCTTTTCGCCACTGATTTCACTAACGATGACATTAATAACCTGCAGCTTTGCAGAGTCGTGTAGTGTTTCTAAAAATGACAAAGCGTCTTCACCGAGGAATGTTTTAATCATCTCGCGCATAAGCTCAACACGGTTGTTGGCGTGCTTCTCTTGTATGTCGGTCAATTTGACAAAAGCCCAAGCATTATTTTTGAAAGAGAACTCGCGATCACCAAGAACGATTACCGCTGGCTCCGTGCTCTGCTCCTTAACAAACTCACTCAGGTCATATTTTTTCATATTAAGCCGCTTCTTCAACTACAACTGGCGCTTCAGTCGACATAAAGTCAAAATTAAGTACTGCAAGGTCAAGTGCTTGTTGCCCGCCATCCGCGGTTGGTTTGATGACACCTTTATATGTTTCGGTTCTTTGTTTGGTGTTGCCCTCGGACGCGGAAATGGGAAAAGTAATTCTAATTTCCCGGTCATTGTACTTAGTGACGTCGTTGCCAAAAATAATACTGCGCAATTCCTTGTGTGCGTTATTCCCTGAGACCAGTTTGGTCTCAAATGAGAAGTCGTGCTTAATTCCGCCTGTAACGGTTCTTTTAGTGAAGATATCGCCTATCGTGTCACGCTCGTCCACATTGGCATCATTAGTTTTAGTCAAGCCGGTTGTTTCGATTAGTTCTTCCCAACTGTTATCGGCTAGTTTCAATTCAATTTTTAATTCTTGTGATGAGAATACTCTCGCCATCATCTACCTCTTTCTTCTTCTTTCTGCGAGATTTTCGGTTGATATCCCGCGCATTGTAGTAGTCATATTTAATAATAACACGAACAAATATTTATCTTTGACCTTGCTAACTAAAACAGGGTTCTCAATGTCTAAAGCCATAACTCCATATTGACCGGCATCGCGAGACTTCTCCAGTAATATCTCGTGGACTCCACTTATAAAATTGAGACTCTCGGCATAATCGTCACTGCCGATGTAAGTTATCTTCATCGTTCAGGTTTGATAGGAGGTGTTAGTGGTGCCGAGCACCTGCGGACTACTGGCGGCAGGGACATCGGTCGTAAATAACAATGCATTCGTTTCACGCTCAAGATCCATTCTTCCAACAAAGAAACCAGTATCTTTATATTTTTCTTTGTTTCTTAGGATGAAAAAATCAATTAGAAAAACAATCTCGGAGATAAAATTGCCATAGATAAGCTTGCTTTTATCTTCTTTGCTGCCATTCCAAATATTAATTATCTCTTGGGCGGTTGCCATTATTTAAAACTCCTATAAGTGCGGATATAAATCCTTGTCAGCTTCATTCGGTTTGTCATTAATCTCCGCCCCCAGAATGCCTGGGCTTTAGGGTGTTTAGCCTTGCGGAAGTTGAAATGATCGCCATAATACACAGTTCGTGCATAAGGCACCATATAAGCGATTTGTTTGACTGTGTCGGTATCTAAGGCGGATGATATCCGTTTTCCCTTATCAAACGCAGACATCGCAAGGGCGCCAGTACGAAAGGGGGTTTCGGGGTCAATTTGCCCTGCAATTAGGTCTGCAGTCAAGGTTAGAGCCCGTGTTTGCCTTTTTTGTAGTTCTGCAATCTTTTTGCGATCCGGTATAAATAATTTACTCATTTTACTCCAAATATAGCTTTGTATAGCTTGTAAGCCCATCGGGTTTGTATTGCTTCACAACATTAAGGATCTTGTGGGTCTCGCCAACGATATGGAACTCCAAAGGAACCTCCAGGCGCTCATCGGAAGAAGAGAAAGTGCATCGCGAGTCAGGTACAACATTAATATCGCCATTTAAATAGGCAATTCAGTTGTAGTTCGCCCGATCCCCTGAAGTATCATAAATTTGCTTGTTATACACTTCTAAACGGCAAAAGCCCTCAAACACCCGTGAGTATTTGATTGCGCCTCTACTGTTTATGCCGTCCTTTTTCTCAATGCTAATTGGCGTTTTTAAAAGGAAGCTCGGGATTTGATACATCGACACCTCTAAACATTAAACCGGTTAGCATTAGCAATTTAAATGCAATGCTCCCGATTTCCGCTATATTCTTATTCTTACTTGCACTCTCATTGACGAAAGCGTGAACGAGAAACTTGCTGATTGTCAAGTCACCAATCTTTACCATTCGTATATCACCATCATCTCCCTCTTTCGAGTAGTTCTCCAGCAGATAACGATGGCGGGCTGCATAACAATTCGCTTTGGTAATATAGCCTTTTATCTTGTCGCTTAAAGCCGCAAAATCAGTAATTCTTCCGAAAGTACAAGAGTCAATAAGAATCGCTGCTTCATCTAAATAGCGATCTTTGATATCGACTTCAAATATCCGTTTGTAATCTTCATTTGTAGCATAAGCCATATTAAATACCTAGTTCTTTAATTAAGTCGGATTTCTTTGGAGCCGGCTTGTTTTCGGGTTTGGGTTGGGGCTTAGGTGCCGCCTTTTTGTTTCCCTCGATTATCTTGTTGCCATCTTCATCGCACTCAAACTGGAACTCCCATTTGTTTTTAAGGAAGATACCAAGATTGCGGGTTTCAATGATACGAGTAAGCTTGTTTCCTGCGGCTTGAACCACCGCCCATTTTTTTGTTATTTTGTATTTTTCAACTGCTAGTGCTTGTTGTTTATCTTTTGTAATTGGTAATTCAATAGCCATAATTTCTCCTTGTTAAGCTGCTTCGTTGGTTGCGACCAACACACCTTTTGAATTGGTGATAAAGTGCTCTGATACGATCCGAGCTTGAATTGCGCTTGCACCGATGTGCTTACCGTCTTTAATTTCATTCAAACGAATTCCATATCTTCAAGCAAGAACTCTGGTTGCGTGGTCGGGGTCGATTAGGATGTATTGTGTCTTGGCATCCAATTTGTTAGAAACGACAATTGGAAGACCGTCAACCATTCCTAGATATCCGCTTTTAGCTTGGCTCATACCGGCATCGGAGTTCTTTGTGTAGTGTGGCGATGTTTTTAGCATTGTGTGTAGTTCGGGGCGCATTACTAGCGCGGTGAATACAATGTTGTTTTTCATCGCTCATTCTTGAGCTTTTAGCAAGTTAGTGTAGACATTTTGGTCTGAGAACTGACCTTGCTTAAGCACATTATTACTTGTCTGAAGTACATCAACTCCTTGGGTGTCAATGTAGTCTGCAAGAGCACGAGCATTAATCATTAGCCGTCTAAAGATAATTTTATCCGGAATGGTGTGTTCTTCATAGCCGTCAATAATTTCGTTGATGGCGACGTCATTTGCGATAACGAATGAGATTTTGGAACCGAAAATGTTCTCTGCGACAATCCCGGTTTCAATCGCATAATCGCGCACTGTTGCTGGATCCCCGTCTTTAATAATGTCAATGGTAGTAGAGCCAGTTGATTTGATTTCTCCCTCGTAGTTCTCGTTAAAGAGCACTACATTTCTGCTCTCTTTCGATGCGGCATTTTCGCCAAAGGTAATAAGTTCTCTATAGATTAGCTTAAAGAATAGTTTCGAATAAATTCTAATCTTATTGACATTAGCTTTGCTCGGAACGGGGTTAGCGTTAATTAAAAATTTCATTTTGTCTCCTTGTTTTTTTATTTATTTTTAATGTAATCTTCCATAAGTTCGATCACGCCATCTTTGTTGTTGAGGTCAGGTTGCTCGGGTGAGGGGTTTCCAAAGTCGTCAAGTTTGACTTCTTTTTCTCCACTCTTAAAGCGTTCCCTGGTCGTCTTCAGTGCTTCGTTAATTTCAATTCCTTTGTTTATTTTGGAATTAATAATAGCTTCAGCATCATCGCGATCCTCGGGTGGTAGTGTTTCAAGGAATACACTCGAACGCACTTGCCGATTGACATCTTCCGTTATCTCCTTATAAACTTCTTGTTTAAAAGCAGCAATGTCGAAGTTCGGTTGTGTTGCTTTTGGAGTTTCTGGTTCTGGTGTCGGTTCTGGTGTCGGTTCGGGCTTAGCATTTTTGAAACGCTTCTTAACTGCTGCGGCAGTAAGGTCACCAATTTCGCTTTTGTATTCTTTGACAATATCAGCGAAAGGCGCCTTGTCGATCTCTACTTGGAATTCTTCTGGGACTGCTCTTGTTTGTTCTTCGGTTAGTTTTAATCCTAACTTTTCAAGCAAGTTTGCAGTCTTTACAGTTTCTAGCTTTTTACTCATTTTGTTCTTTCTCCGCTATGGCGCGGGCACCTATCATTTTTATTAAAGCCGTAATTTAAAACGGGGAACGCTCGTGGTTCTAATTATCTTCATTATATAGCATAATTTTTTTATTACGCAATTTGCTCGCGGTTATACTCGCGGGCTAACTCGGGATTAGCATTGATTAATTGTCGCTGTGTTTTTTGCCAACGCTTAATTTTCATCCGGTGCATTTTTGTGTCTGCGATCACTTGTCGCTTCTTCCACTTGCGGATTTGTCGCTCGTTATAACGCTGCTTAATCCTTGCAGCACGATTGCTTGCTATTAGTTTGGGGTCAATGGGATCGGGAACAGTGGAAGCACCATCAACATACGGCATCCAGTAGTGGCGGCAGTAAAGGTGGGTGGTGTGTCCCTGCAACTCGGCTGATTCTTTGGTTTCAAGCCCAGGGGCAGCGGCTCCAACTGAAAACACTCCACCTTGAAAAGGGGCACATATCGTGGAGCAGTCGGCTAACACATTACTCATCACCTTTTTGAGACCATAGGACTTAAAGCGTAGATCCTGCATTTCTAAAAAGGCATTTTTATAGTTTGCACGGGTTGTCATCTCAACATAGCTGGTCGGGTTCCATCTTCGCTTTGGGGTTTGGATATAGCCGGGAAGTCCCTGGTCGGCAATCTTATTAAGGCTTTTAATTGACTGCTGCCATAACTCCGATACAAATGCCTTCTTGTCCTGGAGGTCTTTAACATTGTTGGCGATCTCTTTGACGATATGCGAATACTTGCGGGAGAGCATTTGCAGGGTTGGGCTATTTGAAAGCTTGACGTCGTTGACGATGATTGTTTCATACTTCTTAACCACCTTTGAAGCTTTCATAAGCAGCTTATCAACCTTTAACACCGGCAGCGGCTTAAAAGCACCACCACTCGCCTTTGCCACACCCTTAACAAGCTTGTCGGTTTGCTTAAGCCCCTCGTAAAGCATCTTGTTGATTTCAAAAGTTAAAGTCTTTGCGAACTTCTTGTTGTGCCTAATCAAAAGTTTGCGGGTTTTGATTAAGAACCGCTTCTTGTTTAATCTAGCTAAGCGCTTGAACTGCTGCAGGCTAGTTGCATCAATTTGTAGTTCAACAACAAGAAACTTGAGGATTTGAACTTCTAGCTTTTGGTATTCTTTGGTTGTCTTCCGTGCGCGCTTAAAAATGAAATCCTGATTATTTTTGTCACTCATCTTTGTTTGTTTCGCTTCTTTCTTTACAACGCGGGCATTTAAAGGATCAAGACCCAAGCTCTTTGTATGTACCTAGCAAGCGGTTGCATACAAATCCATTTATAATGTGGCGGCACCTAAATTGTTTAGTCATTACTCCGCCTCGCTTGGTTGGGGCTCAAGTTCCCCCTCCAGCCCTTTTTCCATCCTAAATTCTTTGGCTAGCTTTTTGACTAATTTCTCATCAACCTTTCTGCCCTCGAGAACTTTGGCAATCCGGTATTCAACCGGAAAGGTCTCTTGTGCTTCCTGGCTTCCCCAAATCTTAATCCTTGACTCTAAGGAGTTTTGGATGTAGTCTTCAAACTCAATATCAACATTAAAGTTATTTTTGATAATTGTGAATTGTTCCATTTCGGCAAGGTCGCCCGTTCATTCCCCTTTTTCATCCCTGCTAATATAAGTTGTCGCGCTCTTAATTTCGCTGTTTTTGATAAATAGGAATAACTCCAGGATCTTCTTCATAAAGGGGCGGAAACGCTGGATATAGCGCATACGAGTACGGATGGATAACTTTTCCAGTTCGCGTTGTGCCTCTGCACTAATTTGCGACTTAACTTCTCCACCGGCATAGGTGTGATAACTAAGCCCTGCATTCCGCACCACATCCTTGGTGTATTGCGTCTTGGCTTTGAGGTATCTCTTCTCGGGGTCAATATCCGCCATTACGAACTTAATTAGCGGTTCGTTTTCTTCGGTGCGATCCGGCTTTAAACCAATCCACTCTGAAGAGAGGGTTTTGAACTTCTTCTCAATTTGACCGTGCTTATCACGGGGAAAGAGAGACTCGTCCATAAACTTATTCATCCGCCCCTTGCGAGCTTCGTCCGGCATCCTTGAGTATGTTTCATCCAAAGCATCGAAGATTTGGAGCGACTTAGAATATGCATCCTTTGGTATTTTGGAATGAGCCGCAAAGATTTCATCGGAGTTGAAAACGGTTCGGGTAATGCGGTATGTTTCCCACTTATCATCCTCGTCAATTTCGCCCGGAACTTTGCGTTGATGACACACATCAACCTGCCCGGGAGCATATTTCTCGATGATCCTTTCATCGCCATCTTTACTCATATAAATTAGAAACTCATAGCCATAAACATAACCTTGCGAATAAATAATTCTAGCTTCCAAAGGATTGACGACACTAATATCAATTTCGCCATTCCGCACGACAAACTTCATAAAGCACTCGGCAGATCAAGTTAAATTCATAACGCAGCTTTCGAACTTATCAATCACCTCGTATTTGCGGTAAAAGTCCTCGATCTGATTGTCTAATTGTTCTTTGCCGGTTTTGATGATAACGCCCTCGCAATTCACGAGGTCGGTAATGGTTTCGCTAACGGAACCCGGGAGCCCGGTATGAACGATCCGGTCGATGTTTTTGGTGGGGTTGGAATAAAAAGTGCCCTTTGTCGAAACATCCTGCCTGCTAGCTTCCATCTTGTAATACTCGTGGAGGAGGGTGGTATCACCAACGAACCAGAACCAGTTAATCTGTTTGCTTTCTTTTTCTCTAAACATTTTTATGTGCCTCCATATGTTATTGCGCCGCTTTTGTCGATTGCAGCTATATTATAACTTTTAATTATTTCTTGTATCTCTTCTTGCAGCAGTTGGGTTGGTCTCTTATCAACCATTCTGTTGTATTCGGGGATAAGGGCATAGTCATCGGCATCGCCCTCGTGATCCATTCCATCTTTGATTAATCCCTCGTCATCGCGGGCACGACCGAAGTACTCGTTGATGGTCTCTTCATCAGTATCCCAAAATAGAATCTGATTGCGCCCAAATAACAAGTTTTTAACCGCAGCCCTACTTTCTAATTGGGGTTGGGAGTCGATGTTCTTAGACAGGCTCTTTGTGATTTGTGAGCCCACTGCTTTTCGCGCCTTGTCAATGGTGTAGTTTAAATTGGTTTTATATAACTCGCTGCGCATCGTTTGGAGAATAGCGACACCATTGCCAGCCCACTCCACACGGATATTGACACGAACCTCCACCATATTACGATAAATACGGGATCAAGCTATTATTTTTTTAACGGAATTGACTGAGAGGTCGTTGATATTAAGATCCACACTGTTCTTAGGTGTCACCACTCACTTCTCAAGCCGGATGGCACGACCCTGCCGGGTAATGCCCCAAAATGTCAATGCAAACTTATCTTTGGCGTGACCTTCATCCACACCGATCCGGTACCTTTCAAAGAGCATATAAGGTAATTTTTGGAGTGCGGCAAATTGAGTCTTGGCGGGTTTAATGAAGTGGCGGTGGTCGAGGTTGTAGTATAGCCGTTTCCCCTCGGAACCGTTGAGTCCGTCCCGGGCGACTCGACCCCGAATTGGATCTTCCTTATATCGCCTATTAATTTCAATAATCTCGGCTTTAGTTAAAAAACCCTTAACAACCCGAAAATTAGTGCGATAACACCGTGTAATTGACTGTACGACCTGCCCATCATCAAGCATAACGGGGGTGCGGAGCAATTTCTTTTGATATCCATCGGTAAGCATTGAGTGTTCGGCTTCGGGCATTAGCTTTTGGAGACGATGGACGATGTACTGGCGGATGGTGTCGGGGTTGAAGATGGAGAAAGTGATCTTCTTCTCTGCATCAACTGCCTCGGAAGAAATGCTGAACCATTGTTGTTTGTAGGGATTACATTCCTCGTGAATGAGAATAGCAAGGCTGAAGCCAAGCCGCGCCACACCTTTCATCTCAATCTTGTCGGCAGTCGGGCTATAAACACTGCGGATGACAACAATCGATTTATTTTGTAATGTGATTTCCATTTCGCCCTTGTTAATGTTTTCGGTATAAGAATCTAGCATTACGATTTTTGTCATTATAAACATAATCTGCTTATAGGTATCGATCCGGCTATTGCTATTAAGACGGTCAATTAGGACGATAACATTAGGGATTGCAGACGCTGCAATGAGGGAGATGATGAAGACGGCAAAGGTTTTGCCTGACTTCCGGGAGCCCCCAAGAATGTATTCATCGGGGAGATGATAATCTACTCACTTGTCAATGTGCCGCTTGCGGTCGGGTGATTGAAAAATGCGGATTCACTTTCCCAGGTCGGTGACAATTTCGCCATAAACCTCTGCCACAAGCTTATAAACATTAAGGCGCACTATTCCCTCTCGTTCTCGATGATTTCGGGCTCGCTAATCTTACCCTTTTCAAACTCAAAGGTCGGTGCCTGCACATTCTCATTTATATGCTTATCAACATAGCCCACATTCTTCAACATTAGGGTAATCGGCTGTGCCATACCCACAAAGGAGAAAATGCTAGCCCGCTCAAGTTGTCCCCTTTGGGCGAGTTTAATCGCGGAAATGGCGTCTTTGTACTCGTCAAGCTTCTCATAGCGCTTGAGTTGGGATTGCGATAACCACATCCCTTTACGCATCAGCCAGGTCACGAAGCCGGCTTGGGACGCAACGACTTGTTTCTTCGGGTCAGTGGCATCCTTAAGATAAAGCAAAATATAGAGCTCAATTTCCTCGGGAGTGAACTTGACTTTGCGAGGGTGCAGGTATCCGTGGTTCTTTTGGAACTTGGCGAGGGCACGGTTCTCGGGGGTGTTCTTCTTTGCATAGGGTTGAATTTTTGGCATATTGTCATTATAACAAGATTGCGGAGTGTTATAATATATGGTACTTTGGCGGTATAGAAATACTGGAATTGGTCTCGGAGCACCGCCACCGAGAGAAAAGGTATCCGCCTTTTCCAACCTAATTATTGTTTAGGCAATGAAAATTAAATATATAATCGTTTTTTTAAGTTAAGCACCCTACTTTGTACTCTATGCCGGGTGCTTTTCATTTATAGTTTGATTGTGGGGCAATAAACATTGTGGTTCGCCCCCGCCACCAGATTAACTAACCTTAAGCACCCTTATCTCCATTCGGGTGCTTTTCGTTTGTGGTACAATAATATTGGAGCGCAAGCTCCGGTGAAACAGGAATTTTTGTAATTTATATTACAATTAAATCAAAAGGCATCCCAGGACGGCAAATTGATGGGGTGCTTTTCTTTATGATATAATAGGGTTATCATTCCAGTTAGTTATCGGGCGGTGAGGTCATTGGGCGCGATTGCCCCATATAACTGACGGGGTTCAATTGTTTCGCGAAATGAGAAGAACGCCTGTGCCGGCGCAGGCATATGGGGTGAAGCATTCCATTCTATAAGAGAAGATACTCCCCGGAATGTAAGCTTTACGGTTATTCCTGAGCCGACGGACATAGTACAATGCCGCTAAAAGTAATATTAGATATAATATAAATTATGATCCGGACGGATGGAGATGCCCCTCGTAAAGAGGGTTTTTTTATGTTATAATTAGCACAAAGAATATAAATTATGAAGAACAAACCAGTCAATTATCTCGTTTTACTTTGAAACCCAGCCCAACACGAATGGGTGTTGTTTCACCGAACCCACGACATAGTCTGTGCAAAGACTTGGGCGAGGGCAAACTTTCCGATTGGAAGTGTTGAGATAAGAGACATTAAAAGCAATCGTGTTATCACCCGGAAATACTCTCGTGGTGAAAATAGAAACGAATGGGTTGTTAGTGAATAAAGAATGGAGAAAAATATGGATGATAAAACTAAAGATTGGGGGGCTTACTGGAACGGGGAACCGGATGACGATGACATAAGAGAAGAGACAAAATTAAAGCTCGAAAGCGAAAAGGTATGAGATCACTTTATGGACGGGGATCAACTTTGGTGCGATGATAAGTGTTCTTGTCAAAAGGAGAAAGATGGAAATCAAAGTAGGGAACGGAAAGTTGCCTCCGATGACTAGGGAGCTAGCTAAAAATGCGCTTAATGATCCTTTCATAAAAAGAGAAATAAAAATATTAGCGAAACGATAATTTAGTGTATAATTAGATTGATTGAGCGCCATTGGGCGAGCCGTGGAAACCGGCTAAACAATGGTGTGCACGGCAACGAAAGGTACCATAAAACGACTGTTATAAGTCCGTGGTCTATAGCTTAGAACCCGATCAGAAGAACCACCCTGTTGAAACTTGGCGATATAACTAGTGATCGCGAGGCGATGTGGGGTGTTTTTATTTTGTGGTATAATCTTTATGTTCCCGGCTTTAAGGCTCGCATTAAAGTTGGCGGCAGCACACTTGTTTATATAAGCCCGTTAGGAACACATAACACCCCCACAGCTAGCAGGAGGTGTTTTTATTTTTTTATGTTAGGATGAGATTATGGAAAAAGAAAAAGAATGAGTTAATGTTTATTGCAAGGAACATTACTCCAAAGCGGAAATTGGTGACAGAACTTTCTGAGAAGAAAAAGTAGAAAACCGCAAATGCAATGTTGAGTTTTGCGAAGAGCCCGTAGTTAAAGAAGCATAAGTGTTATAATTACTTTGGAGCGAACTGGGTATTATTAAAATCTTGTTTGTTTCAGATAATCACCTCCTTTCTCAAATGGTTCGCTCCACCAAAATATTTAACATTACATCGCTTTACCCCCTAAGGCGATGTTTTTGTATGTTAAAATATGATCGTGGGGCAATAAGCAATGTGGTTCGCCCCCACCACATCATCTTCGGTAAAGCCCCTTTATCTTCGTTCGGGGGCTTTTTCAATATAATGGTTATAGGCGATTAATAAATGACCGAAAGGGTTGGGGACTTTATCGCCACCCCATTACCTAATTATTTGATAACAATGAATAATTAGGTGCTTTCCAAAATAGTTATCTAGTACTACACTACCCCTGGAACTGGGTGGTGTTTTCATTTTTTAGTGTATAATTAGGCAGAGAGAAGAAAGGAGGTATAGGAATGAAAGCAAAAGAAAAAGTACTGCTTTTTAAAAACGCAATAATAAAGCTGCGGCAAGCAGAACCGGACAAGGACTGGGTTGATGAGCGATGGCAATATGACAAAGCTATTCATCATTTAGAAGAGCTAGTCGCTAATGTTGGCAAGTGGGAATATGAGCGGGGCGAAGGACAGTGTAAAGACTGCAAACTGGCTCCATCACTAGCCGAGTCAATGGCTTGAAAGTTGGGCGCTTATTGTACGGAACACAAAAAGGTAGTTCCAAAGGACTATAAGTTCGTGCCGGATGATGCATTAGAAGAAGAGTGCAAAAGAGAAAAGGAGCAAGAATGAAGAGTAAAGAAACAATAAAGCTTTTAAAAGAGATGCTGGAGAAGATCAAGCTGGCAGAACCGGAAGAGATCATTATTGACGAGAAATGCAACTACGATGAGATCGTTCATCAACTAAAAGAGTGAATCAATAGTGTCGAGAAATATGGTCCAGATCGCGATAAAGAAAAGCGGTGCGAGAGTTGTGATGAAGCGGCAAGATGAAATATAAGATTGACGGACAGCCTGGGTATGCATTGTATAGAACACAAAAAAGTGGTTTTAAGGTATGAGGATTAGGGATGGAATATAGCAAGGCGAGAAAGCGGGGCGTGTATTGTGAGTCGCACCTGGCGGAAGCTAAGCAAGAGCACCCCGAAGTCGTCCGCTTCTTCCAGTATGACGATGTGCGGACAAGTAATAAGTGTATCAGGGCGCAATGCCCCAATCCTGCCGTGGTCTAAAAACCGCATTTAAGGCGCCTGGAATAACATCCGGGTGTTTTTTTATGGCTCCGCTGCCCCCCTAGACCCGCGAGAGCGCTATTTAAACCCCCTTTTAACGAGTGTTTTTAGTTTTTAGGTGTAATCATACCACCTGGGTCGCTCCGAGCAAAATAAGGGGCTAAAAAAAAATGGGGAAAGGCAAAGGAAAATGGGGGGGTAGGCAGATATATCGGATATGAGCGGAAATTGTAAAAAGGGCGATGGGTACCCCCCAACCTACCCAAAAACCCACAAAAACCCCCATATTAGCCTACCTAACACCCCCAACCTACAAAAAACATCACCCACATATCAAACGAAAGCCTGCGGCATACGGAAACGGGGGCAAATATCGGGGAATGGGGCAAAAATAAGGAGTTGAAAGGGTAGGAATAGGGGCACATTGTCCCGGTTTTTTTCTAATATAGCTCTACATATTAACCTATACATTACTACATAAAACCATACTATAACAATAATATTATTATTAATTAATAACTTATTTAATAACCTAATTAATACCTAGTAATACCTATTAACTAAGTGTTAAACTAAACCACGCCCGCCCGTGTGTGCCCGGGGTTTGCCGCCCCCTAATAGCCCGCCTATTGCCCCCCTACATAGCCGCCCCGTGTAGTGTTCCCCCTGATGATATGCCCCCATAATCTACCCCTACCCATACCGCAAGCTTGCGCCTAATCTACCCCCCATAATGACCCCCACAATAGCCAAATGCTAGGATCATTAGGAAATGAAAACAGCCAAAATGCCGCCCCTTTTTAATTTTTTAATGTGATTATAGCCGGAAAGTAAAAAACGGCATTATTGACCCCTTAAAATGCCAAATTAAGCAATGCCCCTATTTTCGGGGGGTTATCCCCTAATTTCTAGGATCATTTAGAAATTGACAAAAAAAGAACCACCGCGAGGGTGATTCTTCTTATTTTTTATTATGGGGTGATTCTATTGTTTGGCTAGGTAATCGTCAAATTTGGATTTGATAATGTGGAGTTCGGTATCATCGGATAACGGCTCCCAAAACTTACCTTGCAGCCCTAGTTCATATATCCAAATGTTAAGGCTCCAAACTTTCCATATCTCCAGGGTTTTCCCGTCTTTAGTTTTGCCGCTCTTTACTAATTCGAACTTCTGCTTTAATGCTGCCATATTTGGCTCCTTTCGTTCGGCAATTTTTAACTTGCCTAAGAAGATTATAACACAAACACAAAAAACCAAAAAATAAATTATTAGGGGGTCTAGCGGTGCGGTGTTTCCCCTGAAGAAGTGCCGCCCTTAGATGATAAAAAAACCCGCGCCTAATGGTTCGGGTTCTTTCGCTTTTTTGATGATGCTATAATGGGGTTAAATGAGCCCGCGGTCTTTTTTGTATTCCGCTATTCATTCGTGGAATGCCGCGGGGTTTTGGGGGTCTTTGCGATCGATTAGTTCGACCCTTACATAATCCCCCGCCTTATTAATAAGACCGTAAAAATAACGGGTCTCATATTCTAAGTGCCCGGCTATAAATGAGTCGCGGATAATGACAAAATGCCCCGCGGTGTCCGGTTTGCTTAGGGTGTGGGTATCCCTAGCCGCTAGCCCTTTCAGGTGTTCCCTGCGATATAGATTATTCAACGGGTCGATTATCGCATACTCGGGCGCATTTTTGCCGTCTTCTAGTCATTGAGTAAATAAAAAGTCCTCCGCGTCCTTGTTTATTTGGTCGTGTTCGGTGACTTCTAATTTTTGGGTCTTTAGTTCGTGGTTTTCTACCCAACAAATAAAGTAGGTAAAAATTACCGGGGGGTGTTGGTTTTTGTTTTCTAATTGTTTAACTTTTACAGTCATATAGTCCTCTCGTTTCCCGTTATTCCCCCCGTGTAATTTTGGGGGGCGGGCTGCGGCTCTTTTAAGATACCACAGGGATATTATACACAAAAACCAAAAAATAAAAAAATAAATTATTAGGGGCTCATCGTGGGGGGTGTTTCCCCTGAAGAACTACCCCCGCGATCATCATAAAAAAAAGAACACCCGGGGGGTGCTCTTAATGTTTCAATTTTGGGGGTGCTATAGAATGAGCCCGCGGTTTCTTTCCTTAAATGCCGGGAGGCGTTTGTTATACTCGCCTAGTGCTTCCGTTTTGGTTTCGTGCTCTTTGAAATATTCAAAATTATCGCCCGCGGTTTCGGTGACTTCGTAGGTTGAAAATGTCTCCGTCCCCCCGTGTCGGTTTTGCGTTTTTTGAATGTGCCGGGTGAGGCTAATTTCACAATTTGAGCCCGGGGCTTTTTCCGTTTTAATTTCTATAATATCTAGCGTGATAATTTTCATCGGTTTTTCCTTTCGTCCGGTAATTTTTAAACTACCGCAAGAAGATTATAGCACAAACCCAAAAAATAAAAAATAAATTATTGCCCGGCTCTTCTTCCCCTGATGAAATGATACCCTAACATTTCCAACCCCTAAACTGAAACACAAAACCACCAGCGAAAAAAAACTTATCTCTCCTTGAGAGAGATTTTTTAAGACAAAATTCTCGAAAAAATTCTCGCGCAAACACGCGTACGGGCTCGATTTCGCTCACTCGTTTTCGTATGACTGATTTTTGTATGACTGATTTTCGTTTTGCAGTTTTTAGATGATAAAAAAACCCCGCGGGTGCGAGGTCTTAATATTCAATTTTAGGGGGCATTACTTCAGGCTGCGAACCCTTTTGTATTCCTTAATTCAATCGCGGAATTGGGGAACATTTCCGGCATTACCCTCGAAATGTTTGTGGCGTACATACTCGCCCGAGTCTTTGATGATGACCCCGTAAGAATGACGCGATGTATCTTCTAGGTGTCCCCGTGTGAAGATATCCTCAAACTCGGCAAATAGAATCCCGGACTCCTCGTGGTCTTGTGTCACTAACGTGTTAGCGTCTAGCCCGTCGAGGTGTTCTCAACTTCGGAGCCCGTGTTTTGGACTAACGATTAGATAATGGGGCGCATTTTTGCCGTCTCGTTTCCAAGCTTGGAAAAGATAATCCTGCGCTTCTTTGATGACACTTTTGTCCTTGTCGGGTATTAGTACATCCCCGCCCGGTCTTCCGGATTCCATTTCTCAAAAGATAAAATATTTGTTTGACATATATGTCTCCTTCCGTTCGCGGCTTTTTAAACTACCGCAAGAAGATTATAGCACAAAATAGAGAAATAAAAAAAATATTTATTTGGGGTGTTTCCCCTGAAGAACTACCCCCGCGATCATCATAAAAAAACCCCGCTCTCGCGGGGCTTAATATTTAATTGTTGACGATCTATTAGTCTCAAAATTGCTCGGGGTGTTCCTTTGCTTTTTTGAAGAATGCCCGGGCTTTGTTTTCACATTTGAACTCACCCGCGAGGTAATCGTAATTATTCTCGCCCTCGGCTTCGCTAATGAACCCGCGATATTTGGTAATCCAAACCCGCCACATTTTGCGGTTCTTCGCAATCTCGATCCTAAAGTTTCTTCTTGTTGATTTCATCGTTGACTCCGTTTTTTATATCATCTAGCGATTTTTCAATGAGGGCGATGCGATCATCTTGCCCCGATTGTTGGTGATCGGTTTCGTATTGAAGCTCCTCAATGGTGAGATCCATTTCGTCAATCTTGTCGTCCTGCTTTCTTAATTTGTCTTCTAGCCTATTCACTAGATCATTTAAATATTTAATTTTTTTGTTTAGGTTTTTAAAAATCATATTTATCCTTTCGTTTGGCGATCCTTTTTTAAGATGCCTCAAGAAGATTATAGCACAAAAAAACGAAGAAGTAAAAAATATTTATTTGCAGCACTCTTCTCCTGAAGAAATGCCGCCAACGAAAGCTCTCGCCCGTGTGTGTAGGGGCACATATCGCGCAGGCTCGATTTCGCTCGATCGTTTTCGTATGACCGATTTTAGATGATAAAAAAACCACCCGGAAAGGTGGCTTTTAATATTAAGTTGTGGGGGGTTTAAAAGGTGCAGTTTTCGATTGCCTTTTGGAGATCCTTTTCAAATTGTTCCAGGAGCTCTTTATCAGTGCTAAATCGGAAATATTCCCGGTCGGATCCATCAACAAAAGCTCGCTCATCATAAAACCAGTTTTCATATATCTCCTGGGGATAATCGTCGCCTTGGGGCTTGCCGTCCTTGTCTATATATTGATCGAGTTCTTCCGATCATTTTCAATTAAAGTCCTCGGTAAGCTCGCGTTCGCTCGTCTTTTCTACGGTGATATATTTGGTTAGGTCGACTCCGTTATCTCAAACCTCCTGGTCGGAGATTTCTATGGTCTTCGGTTCGATTTCATCATCGCCCCGGGTAAGAAATGTCGTCAGTCCTGTTTTACCCTCCTCCACTTTGAACCCGTGGTCTTCCGCGTGGTCTTCTATGATGGGTAAAAACTCGTCAAGATATAAATCGTATTTAGACTCGTAATATTTTATTTTTTCCATAATTTTTCCTTTCGTTTGGCGACTCTTTTTT